ACCAATGAACAATAACTCTTGCAATATCTTCTACTTTAATCTTACTCATAAATCACCTATTGCGCCCGAAGGCGCGTCAATGGTTAAAGGTTAAAATGGTGGAGCGTCTTGCGATTGGTTAGGATTAAATCCGCCTTGAGGTGCATAGCCGCCTTGTGGCGCTGCCTGCTGCGGCGCTGACTGTTGGTTATAACCGCCTTGATTTGGCGATGACTGCTGATACTGCTGATTAGGTGCTTGCTGCGGCGCGTAACCATTGCTGGCTTGGTGGTTGTTATTGCCTTGCTGCTCATCAAATACAGATAGCATTACAGAATCGCTTGGCGCTTTACCTTCCCTTGCTGCAATTGCATTTTGCTTCAATAAAACACCAGCTAGGTTAATTGAAGGGTCAAGCAATACGTAATCTTTGCCATTCTTACCTGTAATTAATACGCCAACATTAGTCCACTCTGCTTTTTGCTCGCCTTGTTGGTTTGTGTAGTTACCTGTTACTGCTGAAAGTCGTTTAGTCATTTTAGTACTTCCTATTTAGTATAAATATCTGAAAAGTTAAAGCCGATACTGGCTAGTTTTTTATCCATTTCGCTAATGAAAACCGTGTAGGCTTCATCGTATTTTTTCATAAATTCTTCATCGCGTTCTATTGTAACGTAGTGAAGTCTTTTTGATTTCATGCGCGGGTCATAGCTTGCAAAATACCAGCGCTTATAGCCTGTAACCCACATTGAAAACTGGCACTGCTCGATGTATTCAGGCTTTATTTTTTCGGCCAATATAAAATCGATATGCCACTTTGTATCCCACGGGCATTTTATTTCTAGCCCCGAGTCTTCACCAATAACTAAGCCGTCCGGCGATATTCCAGCGCGTTGATCTTCATCTTTATAGATAAAACCAACCTGCCTTACCTCTTTGCCAGTTTCAAACTCAAATATACTGCGAGCTATATCTTCGTTTTCGTGACCCCAATCAGCTTGCTTTAATGGTATTTGCTCTTTAATTTCACCTGTGCAAACTTGTCCGATTAGCTCGTGCAAATAACCGTTGCGCATATCAGGGTAAACGCGCGGCAGACTTTCACGTATCATTTTTTGTAATTCAACCTTGCTCGTATGCTCGTATGTAACGCCATCAAATAAGCAATAGTTAACCTTGCCTTCTTTGGTTATTTTAACGTCAGGCAATGGCGCTAAGCTCGGCTGTGATGAAAATTCAGCGGCGCGACTAGCTGTTATTCTAGCCGCTCTAGCGTGTAACCACTCAGTTGTACCTTGCTCCAAACCCTCAATAATTACCATGTTATCATCCCTTTTAGCTTTTTGAATTGAAGCTCTGTAACATTGGCTATCATCAAGTTTTCAACTTTTGCAGCTCTTAGCGCCCTATCGCCATCTGAGTGAACAATGTAATTTCCCTTATCATCTAAAGTGCAAAGTTTATCTAATAGGAATCGTTCTTGCTCTGTACTGATGAGTAGCCCGTTATCAATTCTACCGTCCATATCTTCATCGGCTGTAGTTATGCCAAGCGCTGAGCATAACGTGTAGCGCATAAGATAGGTTACTGTGCTTGCCATTGCCTGTATTGCGCTTTTACTGCCTGATGTGTCGGCGTTAGCTTTCATAGTTGCTTTTTCAGTATGACCAAGCTCATGACTTACTAGGCATGTAACTTCAATTCCGCTTGAATGGTCTTGCTCGAATCTAAAAGACAACCCGCACGATACAAGTGTGCTTTTAATCTGTGCGTGAATATCGCCAAGTGGTGCATACTTGCTGTTATGGGCGCTTTTTTTCTTTAATATTGTCGGGCACTCTGCGTTAAACTTAGATAAAGCTGCAAAGAATGCCTTTCTTGCATTGTTTGACTCCCAGCGCTCTTGTAAGTCCATTAATCGCTCTAGCTTCTCAATGTCTGCACCTGAATTTATAGCTGCCTCTATAAGCTGCATGGGGCTTGTTGTTGCTACCTGTGTGTTTTTACTTTCTACTGTTATTTCATTGCTCATTTCTAACCCTCCAGTTATTTAGCTACATACTTTAATTTAAAACCCATAGCATCAAACATCTTATGAATGCTAACTAGCTTTACGTCTTTACCGTGTAGCGCGTTATTTACTGCTTGATAACTAACTCCGCTAATCTTTGATAGCTCAGTGGCATTTTTTGTGCCGCTATCTACCATTGCTTTTTTAATTAACTTATCCATTTTGGTTCTCTTTGTTGTTTCGATAAGTTAAAGATACGCGCATAATAATTTATAGTCAAGCATAAATATTATATTTAATACGCAAATTTTATGCTTGCTTTTATTAAATCCATAAAGTACATTTAACGCTCAATCAATAAATGGAGAGTGAAATGAGTGTAACAGTAAATAAGAATGTTGAAGTTGAAATTCAAATTGATTTTATTAAGTGCAAAAACTGCGGTGAAGAGCTTGGCTTTACTGTTGAATCTGATTCTTTCGGTGATATACAGGCTTATGTAGATAAGTGCGAATGCAGCGATGAGGATTAACTATGAACACAATACTACACGGTAACACTAACGAAATAAGCCCGTTCGAATGGGAAGATATTCGTTGCGCTATTCGTACATTTGCAGGAAGAAGCAAAAAGAATAAAACCCCAACCTATACTTACGAGGGCAAAAGCGGATTATTAATTACATTAACAGTTAAAAAACAAATTCACGTAACTTGGAGAAAGAAATGAGCGGAAAAATAACAGCAGCACTAGAGGTTTTGGGTACCGAATGGCATGTCACACTGTGTTTTTGTGATGCTGAAAAGCTTGGGAAGTTCAGAACATCAAGCAAGGAGAAAGCCGGTATTGTCGTTGGTGTTGAATATTGGGAGAGGGTTGATTTGACTGTTTTAATAATAAGATCTTCATTTGCCAACGAAAGGCACGGTTATTACAAGTCATTAGGTTACACATATGCTTATGATTTTATACCTCATGCAACAGTTGGTAAAGGGGACTTGGTGAATCAATACTTGAGCTATATAGGGCGTAAAATTGTGCTTGGCAATGAGTACGCAAGAACATTCTAAAATAACCAAAGCCCCTTAATTGGGGTTTTATTTTGCCTGAAATAAGAGTGTGCAATTTTGCGCATTCATTGTTGACGTACGTACAAATTAAATATAAACTGTATGTACAAATTAAATAAGGAGTTAATAAATTGAAACCACTAAACGTAAGATTTCCAGATAGCGTAACTAAAGACATAGAAGATATTTCAACTTATGGAGATTTCCCAATAGCTAAGTCACTTATAGCAAGAGCTGCAATTAGGTTGGGTCTGCAAGAAATTGAAAATGCTTATTCTTCAATGGATAAGTGTCAGTTTGTACTATGGCTTGATGCTACGCAAGACAAATAAAAAACCCGCGCTAACGGGTTAATTAAATCAACATTTGAAATAGGATAATACCATGTCAAAACCATATATAGAAGTTTACGAGAATGAAGCTAGAAACGCGGTTTTAGTTTATGTGCCGAAGGTATCAATTGGCGAATTGATTGAGCCTGAGTGGATTGCTATTCAGTCAGATCATGTAGATGAAGTGATTAAACAATTAAAGCAATTCAAGAAAGAAAGTGAGTAGCATTATGGTTCAGTCAGGATGGGTGAAAATGCACCGCTCAATGCTTGATTGGGAGTGGTATTCAGACATAAATGTGTGCCGTTTATTTATGCACATGATATTAAAAGCCAACCATAAGGACAATAAATGGCGAGGCATTTTAATTAAAAGAGGGCAGACTTTAACGTCATTGAATACCCTTGAGTCTGAAACTGGACTTTCAAAAAGCCAAATTCGCACAGCAGTAAAAAAGCTAATTTCAACACGCGAGATAGCACAGCAATCGCATAGCCAACACACTGTTTTTACTGTGGTTAATTATGATTCATATCAGGGCGATGACACACAGGATGACACTCCAGTAGCAAGCCAATCGCACACGAGTGACACGCGAGTGACATCTAACAAGAATGATAAGAATGAAAACAATGATAATAATATAAATAAACCTAAGGCTAAACGCTTCGCGCCGCCTACGCTATCAGAGGCAACTGAATACTTTGGTAATCGTGCTGTTGAAAAAGGAATGTTGATTGATCAAAGCGAGCCTGAAAAATTCATAGACTTCTACGAATCAAAAAATTGGTACGTAGGTAAAAATAAAATGAAGGATTGGAAAGCAGCTGTTAGAAACTGGCTAAGCAATGTAAAACCACCTAAGCAAGATATTATGCAGCAATCATCAAATTCAAATTGGCACGAAGGGGATTTAGGATTATGAGCAACGACTTTAAAAACCAAATGCAAACGGTTATACAGCGAGGCATGGCACAGCCACAAAACCAAGCGCACCAACACCAACTGCAAGGTAATATAAACGATAACGCCAAGCGTTTAGTCGATAGAGTGTTTGAGCAATTAAAAAGTATTTTCCCTGCTTGGCAATACGCTTGGAAAGATGCGAAGGCAATTGACGCGGCGAAAGTTGAATGGGTGAAAGCCTTTCTTGAAGGTAACGTAAACACCATTGAGCAGCTAAGAGAGGGGTTTAAACACGCTAGAGCGTCAGAATCTGACTTTCTTCCATCATCTGGCAAGTTTGTCCAATGGTGCAATAAATCAGTTTGCGACCCTACTGATGGTTATATCCGCTTTGTTAACCGCAAAGAAGCTCAGCACCCTGTTGAAATTGAGACTCGCAGCCAAGTTGGATTTAATTGCCGATCAGCCACAGCAGAGAAAGCCGAAAAGATTTGGAATAAGCATTATAAAATAAATTATCAAAAGTGGGTTGATGGTCAATTGAACCGAAATGAAACACCACTACTGACCGAGCATGTGACAGCAAAGCAAACTGACACCATGCGCGATAACTTTAAGCCATCTTGCACAGAAAGCGCGAAGATAATGGATAGAATAAATAAAATTAAGGCGGGTAAGAAATGATTTACCCAATACGCTATTACTATCGGGGTGGTGTGAGTGATAAAAACTTTATCCTCACCCGAATGGCGCATATACCAACAAGCAAGCAGCAGGAAGTAAGCGATACATACGACAGGCTTTACATGCAGAATGGTGGTGTAAATGTCGCTAAAGGGCGCAAGGAAGCAAACACCTATTTGCACAACGAGGCTCGCAAGTATCAAGCAGAAAGAACGCCGGATGCTTATAATCGCCACCTTGAAAAAATGAAAGGCATGGTAAAGAAAGATAAGCCACAACCTAAAAAGCCAACGGCTAGCGGTGTAATAATTAACACTGAGCTACCAAAGGGCATGAAAGGAATAAAATTGGATTGGTAATTATGAAAAATCATTACAAAAGCTACTTAACAACTGAAATTAACTTAGCTAAAGAATTGTTCTTTGCGAATAAGACTTACAAATGCATAGCAAGCCGCCTAGGACGAACTGAGGCGGCGATTAAGGATTTATTCAAGCGAATGGGTTTGCGTAGATATAAAAGCCCTACAAGCGCCAATTACACAAAGGCTAAATTATGATTAAATCAAAAAAGATACGCGAATCAGCAAGGGGTGAGAATTGCACCTTGCGACTTGGTTTTTGCTCAAGTAATGAAACTGTTGTTTTGTGCCACATAGGCAGGCGGCGCGGTATGGGTTTAAAGTGTAGCGACACGTTTGCAATTTATTCGTGCAGCAATTGCCATGACATAATCGATGGTCGCGTTAAAACTGAATTTAGCAAGCACGAGCTGAGTACGGAAAAGCTTCGCGCCCTTGAGGAAACGCAAGAGCTGTTAATGGAAAAAGATTTGCTGGTGGTTAAATGAGCTTAATTAAATCAATAAAATTCATAGGCACAAATACTCAGGTAGTTATCCAGCTAATGCAGGAGCTATTCAAGCATAGCGGGGCGCTAAAAATAACTATTGAGCCATGGAGTGAAAAGCGCACAATACCAGCTAACGCGCAAATACATGTCTGGTATAAGCAAATAGCAGATAAAGACGGGGAGAATGTCAAAACTGTTGAGCTGCAATGCAAAAGAATGTTTGGTTTGCCTATACTGCTAGAAAGTGTGGAGTACAGACGTAAAATATCTTGGACACTTAATAAGCTTGATTTTTTTAACTGGCCTTATGAGCAGCAATGCGGGTACATGGAGTTATTGCCAGTTACTAGGTTGTTCACCACGAAGCAGCACAATCATTACCGGGAAACAATGCAGAGTCATTATAATAAAAATGGGTATGCACTGGATTACACTACATAGCGAGGATTGAAATGATAGGAAAGTATTTTACAACGAAAGAAATAAAACTAATTCGAGAAATGAAGGCTGGCGGGTCAACATACTACGATATCGCGAAAGTAACAGATAGGAGTTACGAATCAGT